TCATTTAGATCTTGCGATCATGGCAATGACTTCCTGACGTGTTACGAGCCCCTTCGGCGCACCGCCATTCACAATGCCTGCATCACGCGCGGCAGCCCACACCTCGGCAGCCCACTCGTCGACAGGCAGCTGTGCGCGCTTGGCAAGGTATGCATCCATCATCGTGTTGAACGTATCCTGATTCATATAGTCGTACTCCTCCATTTTGGGTGGGTATTTGCCCGCCAAGATCATACTGCTGCTATAGCGCCCGTTTGCATCCCACTGGAAATGGGGCCGGTCCGGGAAGCTCCGCCAGTCGCCGCCCCAAGAGAAGCCGACCTGTTTGCCAATCCGTCCACAGCGGACGAAAAAATCGGCGTCATCGTAGGCGTGTCCGCTCACATTCTTGCAGATATCAAAGGCCAGACCGGCCTTAATGCTGTGAAACGTCGGCTTGGTTGCCTTCTTGCTGGCTGTGCCGCGGCGCACACAGTCAAGCTGATACTCTTCGTCGCGCACCGTCTCAGTCACCTTGACCGGGAGACCGGCATCGTGGCACATCTGCAGAAAGATTTCGCAGTTTGTGCGGACATCGGCACGAAGGTACTTGAGATCGTCGGTTTTAAACATTGTTGCCGCTCTTTCCAACAAGCCCGTGCAGGTGCTTCAGGAGATCTTCATAAAGTCCGTCATATCCATTCATTGCAACGTAGGCAACGATTCCGCCGATCGCGACGCCGCCGGCAATCCAGTACCAGGTCATCGCTGTGCCGGTGATGTCCAGGTAGGCGATCGTTGCGAGCAGTGTGAGCAGCTCAGCGACGACCGGAGCAACCACCGCTGCGTGATTGGCAAAGATCGAACCGAAACCCTTGACGATGTTGGTAAAGATGTTTGTCAGCACGACCAGCGCAGGAATCAGTGCGACGAACACCAGGTTGATAATCATATTAAAATCCATGCTTAGACTCCTCCTTCCGTGTCGGTCGAGCCGACACTTGTCCCGAAAAATTTATTGTTGTTGTGTTCAAAGATGTTGGAGAGCACCTTCCCGCCCAGTGTGACGGTGAGGGCCTTTAGCGCCGGCTCCGAGAGTTCTGTGAGTGTGTAGACCTGCCCAAGAATAACCATGGAATAAATGGCCATGGCATAGCTGCAGGAGATCCATGCAATGCACGCCCAGAGCGTGACAACAAATAACTGCCTCGTTACGCTCGCTGTCTGCGCCTTGGTAAGCCCTTCAAGCCCACGGTGACAAATTACCCAGCCGAGCAGGAAGCCCACCACAGAGCTTCCTATGGCCGCCAGAGCTATGTACTTCATCACACACACCACATCCAAAGTGCGCGTATGATTTTAATGGACACCGCCACCGCTGTTGACACGCTCACGAGCGCAGCAAGCACAGCAAGGATGGCAATCACCCGCTCGAAGAGTCCGTCCATTACGACCTGACCTCCCACTCTTCGACCTCGCTTTTAATTTTGTCGATAAAGCTGTTCCCGCCGAGCGCCTTGTAGCCTCTGTAGAGGTACAGGAAATCCTCCAGTTCGTACTGCCGGATGAATCGCTCCTCTCGGTGCCGATAATACGTGTGCAGCATATCGTGCCGCAGCTCGCACTTGAGCGCATCCACCAGCTTGTCAAGGCCGAGGATCTTGTTGCGCACAGGTTTGATGATGAGCGCCAGCGCACCGACGATGATCGTCACCTCGGAGCACAGCGCCGCGATGCTTGCCAAATCTGCCATTTTTGTTTCCTTTCCGGCGTTGCCCACTCAATGTTGGCGTTGCCACTCGTAATAAGTATCAACGCTCCGCAGGACCTTGTCCTTCGCGTACCGTAGCAGGGCGCAGAGCCATTCCAACATACTTCCCGCGCGCTGTGCTGCGCTTTCCCTCAACGCGCGCAGGAGCCTACTCCCGTCTTCTTGTCGCGTCTTCGGATGCGTCCACATCGCCGACGCAAAAATACGGCGGTTGCGGGCGTTGCTGTATGACTTTGCTCTCGCTGTATCCCTGTGCTGAATTCTTTTTGCAGCTTCCAGAGCTCGCTGGGGAATAATGGCGTCGGCTGCGTGAGATTGGTAGATCTCATACAGCATAGGCTCCAGCGTGTCCACGCCCAGCAGTGCACCGCTCTCTGCGCAGTTATAATCGTCTCGGATACGCTGGCAAGCACGATGGATCGTGCGGCACACGGTGGCCTTATCTTTTCCCAGCAGATCTGCAATCCCCTGCATACTCAGCCACTCCCCATAGTAGAGATAGACGTATACCGCCTGCGTCTCCGTCAGCACCGACAGAATGTGCTCGGCAACTTCTCGGCGCGAAACATCGATTGCCCCTGCCGCCGCAGTTTTCTCCGATCGGGCCATCGCGTCCTCCATCTTTCGGATCGTCTTCTTTGCGCGTGTCAGCGTGCAGGATACTGTGCTCCGATCAACCCCTATTATTTCCGCGATTTCGCATACGCTTTTGCCTTGCAGCATCAGATCGAGCATTTCTTGCTGACGCGGTGAGCAGGCAGCGCGTCCACGCTTGATGGCGCGGAAAAAGCGCTCTTTCTGGCTGCTTTCTTCCACGCCGAGATCCTCCCAGCGCATTGTGTTCCCCTCAATGTCGGCGAATGAAAAGTGGTTTCGTTCCAACCAGTCGTAGGTGACGCCGTCACTGCCCGCGCTAACATAGTGGACGACGCGCGTCTTCGGCGCTTTCCTCTTCTTCTGGCTCGCCGGACGGGCAGCCTCCATCCGTTCCAGCGCGTCTTTATACATCGCGTCCAGAATGCTGTACCGCTGTTTCTGCCTTTCGAGTTCTGCCGGATCGGTAACGGACTGCATTTGTTCCTTGACCAGCATTTTGCGGTCCCAGAATTGCTTGCGCTCAGCGTCAGCAATCTCGTATGCCGTCATGACTTAGGTCTCCCAGTCGACCCAGCCATCCATATATACTTTGATCTTGCCGTCCACGCGGTAATAGGCGTTATTGATGAGCGGCATACCCTCGGTGTAGTCGATGGGATTGTCCGCGCTCGTGCCGACAGGGACAGCCTGTGCGATATACTCCTTGCGCACAACCACGTCGTTTACGCTGTAGACCTTCCAGTCGAACCCGAGCTTGTCGCTCTGCTGCATGGTCACGGCAATGCCGCCTGCGGCCTGTACCATCTTCCCGTCCTTGATTGCTCCCTTGATGGCGTTCAGCTTTTCAGTTCTCATCATAAGTAGCCTCCAATTCTGCCAGCAGGCCATTCGCCGCGGCCAATGCTTCATCCTTCTTTGCGAGCTGCTCGTCCTTTTCGGCAAGCTCTGCGGTCTTGCCTTCGATGCTGGCCGTCAGCTCTTCGACCTGTGCCTGATACGGGGTGACGTCGCCCCAGTACTGTTTGTCGACCTCCAACGTTACCTCAAAACTATCGTAGGTTTTGATATACTGGATATCCTTGACCTTGAAGGAATACCCATCAGGCAGTTCACAGGGCGGGTAGTTTTCCCGCAGTGCATCCACCGTGACATGTGACCAATCGATCTTTTCAATCTCTTCGAGTGTGTTTTCCTCAAAAACGCGTTCGAAGAGAATACTGTATCCTGCGTTAAACCCGAGCCGACGTGCACCGTTCGTACGATGCCCATTCAGGCGAAAATTTGCTCCAAACTGACTATCGACCTTCATAATGTTCCTCCTTATGCCTTGATTCCGACGATGGGGGTAGATGCCTTCAGCCGCTCCCATGTCATGGTCATATCTTCAAGCTTGCGCCACGTCATTTTAACGGCCTCAAACCGTTCCCACGTCAGACCGGCAATGATAAAGCGCAGATGCGCCGGACTGATGAGATTGACGGAATCCGTCAGACCGCTTAGATCTAACTCAACCAAATCGTCCGTCTCCCCCAGAAACTCCAGCGTGAAGCTGTAGTCATCATTGAGAATGACGCGTGCAGCGTATCCGGTCATCGCTGTAGCCATGTCGCGGATGGTGTCCGCGGTGGTATTGCCGCCGGCCAACAGGCGTGCCTTTAGTGCGCTGCGGCGTGATGCTTCGGTGGCTCCTATCGGCGGCGAAATACCCACCTGCTGTTCCCAGAGCGGCAGGCTCCACGTGGCAGTCTCGATGAAAAACTGCTTTTTGACGTCCTCTACGAGATTCGCCATCTGCTGGGCGGAAAGCCCGAGCGAGTCGAGCAGTGCGGCCGTCTGTGCATTTTTGCGATACCGAACAGGTACTTTCTCGCGATTCTCCATGCTCCACCGCCTTAATAGGTCGTTACATCAACAGCGCCGAGCACGGGAATCGTGCCAGAGTTGATGCGCAGCGCCGTCTTTGCTCCATTGACAGTGAATATGCTGTAATCCGCTACGCCTGCGCACTGCAGAAGGCACGCGAGGAACCGGCTGTAGGGAACGCTCTGCTCTTCGGCAAAGGGAAGCGCTGCAAGCAGTGCACCAACCGCCGCAGACAGCTCCGCCTTGACCTCGTCGAGATTGTGCCCACTGATCAGCTTGACTTTTGCGACGAGTGGGATCTCAGCTTCCGTGACCGAGACCACCGTCACTGTCGCGCCGATTGGGCGCTCTGCTTCGATGTGTGCTGCGCAGGCGGTCACGATCGTATCGTCAAGCGGCTTTTTGTCTGCGCCGGCAATGATGACCTTGACGGTGCCATTGCCGTTCCACAGCGGAATGCAGCGGGCATAGGAAACGCCTGTAACCTCCTTTGCCCACATCACGTAGTGGTTGGCGTTGCCTGATGTGATCGGCTCCGTGCGGCGTTCATGGTATCGAGCCCACAGATCCGCATCGCTCTCTTCATCCGCGCCGCCGACGCCGGCGGCCGCGTTGGTTACGCCATGCACGCCGTGGATATTGACCGCCATCTGCGTGACGGTCGCCTCCGGCACGTTATAGTCCGCGCCGATATCCTCAGCAATGCAGCGAACGCTGGCAAGTCCGGCAGCGATGGTGACCTCTTCTGTTGTCAGGAAGCGCAACGCGCTCGGCGTGCACACAACGATCCCTGAGGGGATCTTCGTGCCGTCCACGCCCGAGAATGTCACTGTTACCTCTGCCTTTGCGCCAGGCTGACGGGTCATACCGATCTGCGCTGCATGCAGGTCGAGGTAACGCCCACTGTTGGCGCTCGGAAACAGAATGTCGATAAAACCATTCAGTGTCTGGCCGTATTTCCACATGACGTAGGCAGCCTCGCTCAAAAGCACATTGGCATAGCTGCCCTCACGGGCATCCACATCGACGCCGGCATTGATCACGCGCCCGAGCATCTCGGACTTGATGCTTTCCGGCGTCATGCTCTCAAAGGGTGATTTTTCCGTCATTGAGCGTTACCTCCCCGTAAATAGTTTTTGCCTTGAAAGACAGATGCAGTGTTGGCCCTTCAAACCGCACGCTGATTTGGTGGACAGTCTTGATGTAGGGATTGATCTCCAATGCCTCGCGGATACAGCGAATTGCCTCTGACTGTCGAATGTCGTCTCCGTACGGCTCGCCAATCAGGCTCTGCAGGTCCTGCCCATAGTTGTGGGTGAATACGTCGTGCAGGTAGCGCGACGTATTGATTGTGTTCCATGCCCACACCAGCACAGCTTCCGCGCCGGTCACCTCTGCAGGGTTCCCACCATGCCACATAGGTTCATCCTTTGAAAAATCCCACCGCACTTCACGTGCCAGCGGCAGCGCAGTGTCCGATTCGGGCACGGGAGATTCCAGCAAGGGGAAAATGTTCATATTGCCACCATCCTGTCAATGAGGTAGTATGTCTGCCCGTCGTTAGAACGCATGAGTAAAACCTCATCGTCGACATTGAGAACAACCCACCCAAATACATACTCCTCTGGCCTGAGAAACAAAAATGGTCCGATGCTACTTTCCAATACCTGTACAACCTTTTCAGGCAGCCGGGTCTTGATGCCAACCCCTTCTCTGGCTTCAAGGTCAGCGATAAAATTGGGGTGCATAGATTCCGCCACACGAAGGTCCTCCTTCTCAAGATCGATGCCGTCGGCGCGGATCTTGATCGGATTGAGCGATAATATCCTGCCAATCGTGTAGGTCGGGTGCTGCTCATTACCGGCACGCCGCGAAATATGTTGGTTGATTCCAACGTAGGGATCGCGGGCACTCTCTTGGCTCATGTCAAATCACCTCCGGCAATGGTGCCGGAAACGACGTTCCGGCAGTTGAGTGTTAGCTTGCAGTAGTAATTGCCGCGCTTCCAGGTATGGACGTCTGCGTCGATCCAGAAGATCCCCTGCAGGCCGGTCTTGTTCTCCCGCACGATGACCGTCTGCCCGGTGATCAGCGAAAGATCTCCAAGGACATCGACGGTGACCGTTTGCATCATGACGCCGTCGTCCAGGATTTTTTGTGCCTCTTTGTCGATGTCGACATCAGAGGAAGCATTTTCTGTAAGATGGCGTTCCATCATGCCAAACAGCTTTTGTGCGTCATCGGTACCCATACGGCGCTTAAAGCTACCGTCCGCGTCGTAGATGGCCACGCTGTTGACCATATTGGTCGCGTCCTCCACCGTCTTAGCGTCCATCAGGTTCGACTCTGCTTTGAGTACGATACTGCGCTCGCTGACGTCTCGGACGGCCACCAGAAGGCCTTTTGGCGTGTAGGTGATGGCGTATTTGTCCTCAGTCTGCTGTGTGGCCAACGTCCAGACCGTTTCAAAAATCTTATCCAGTGCGACGCCTGCAAATTTGCGGTTGATCTTCACGCCGGTCGACGGCAGCGACACGACGGGGATCTCGTAGTCGGAGCAGACCTGGCGGGTAATGCTCTCCGGTGTCGCGTCGCGGAATTTATAGGTGCCGTCGTTGCGCCGGCAGTAGATCCCACGGTCGAAGCACGTAAAGCTCATGCTTGTCTCCTCGCTGCCCGCGCTTCTGCGCAGGATCACGCCGTCGAAAATCGCCGTGCCGGAATCATCTGTCATCATCACAACATCGCCCATTTGAGGGACAGGCAATCCGGTCGACTCGTCAAAGACGATTTCTGCGACGAGCTGGCGCACCAGCGTTGATTTGTCCCCGCTCCAGGACCAATTGAGCAGGATATCCGTGATGCGGCGGGTCGACTGTTCATGTGTCAGATAGATCTCCATCAGCTGCCTCCAAGAAGAATATCCTTCGGCGGCAGCTTGACCGTCTGACCGACGTAGATCAGATGCGGGTTGCTGATACCGTTATATTTGGCAAGGGCGTTGTAGTAGCTCGCCGTGCCGTCGCCGTAGGTGCGCCGGCAGAGCATGCTGAGCGTGTCTCCGGAGACGACGCGGTGATAGGTGATGTCCTTTGCGGCGTCGCTCTTGCGGCCGCTGTTGCCGGTATAGCGCGTCGTGTTGAGCGTTGCGACCTCCTGGGCTTCCAGATCCACGTACTCGCGCAGTGCGATCGTGCAGTAGACGTCACCCGTGCCGTCCTGCTCCTTTTCGGTCACGCTCTCGATGTACACAAGCGCATTGATATCGCTTTCTGTCACAATGTATCGCACGGGGATCTTTTCAGCCGCCCAGTAGCGCAGCGGCTCCAGATAATAACCGGGGTCAAGGATCGTCCCAGGCTGATTAAACGGATAGTCCTGAGAGGGCAGCAGACATTCGATCGTGCCGCTGTGTCGGCTGCGATTGCCGGGAAGGTACACGTCGCCGAGCTGCGAAATATTGATGGTCTCAATGTTTTTGCCAGTCGTCCACTCGTAGGAGGCCGGCGTGATCGGCAGCGTCAGCACGTCACCGTTGGCGATAAAACAGAATTGCATGGCGTTACCCCCTCATATTGGCTTCTTCCAGCTTGTTGAGCAGCGCCTGCGCCACGCGATCGATGTCGGCGTCCTCACGCACCGTCATGCCGTTGATGACGATCTGAATGCCGCCGACGCTGTTTTTCTCCTGCCTGGCCTCACCGGCCGTCAGAACCTTTTCACCTTCGTGCAGCAGGGCGGGAAAATTGTCATAAGGGACATAGTCAATGCCAATCGCGCGAGCGTTCCAGTTTGTGACATGACGCCCCTTGGTGCGTCCGGAGAGCCTCCACGCCTCTTCTACCATTGCCTCGTTTGTTGCCGCAGTACGTCCCTTGGAAAATTCCTGCCCCAGTGTGTAACCGGCGTCCCAGTAAGCGGAGTTGAGTGCCGCATCGTCACGCACGGATTCGATGAGGCTCAGTTCCTGCGCAAGCTCTTCGTCCTTGCCCTCGTTGGCGTTATATTCGTTCATGCCGGCAATTTTCGCCTGCATCAGGATACGGCCCATCTCAGCGGCGTCACCCTCGGCTTCGGCGGTTTTATACGCTTCACTGCCCATGGCGTCATTCATCGCGTCGCGGATGTACTGCTCCTTGGCATTTTCCAGCGAGGCCTTCCAAGCACCAATCGCAGCATAGGCCTCCTGCATTTCCTGACCGCTGTCGCCGTCCAGCCATTCCTTCTGCGCCTGAAGGCCCTGCATGCGCGTCTGGTTGTAGCCCTCGCCCATGGCGTTGTCGAGCTCCTGCTGCAATCCCTCGATGGTGGATGTGATACCGCTGAAGGTCTTGGACTGCGCTTCCATCGATCCGGCAAAACTCTCCGAGAGCGCGTCCAGAATGATCCTGGCAGCGTCCTGCCCGGCGATCTCACCCTTGGAGATCATGCTGTACATCGTGCCCTGATCCACACCGTAAGCGTCCGCAAGCATACCAACAGCACCGATACCACGGTCATTGAGGATGTTGAGGTACTCAAGCGATGTCTTGTTGCTGCTCTTCATACGGCCGATGGCAGTGGCCACTGAATTCATATCGCTCGTAGACTGACCGAGCGCCGCGCCGGCATCGCCGATGGTCTGCAGCACCGGCAGGATGCTGTCTGCATCGTAGCCGTAGGTTGCGAGCGTCTTGCTCATGCTTGTCAGGTCGTCATAGAGAAACGGCGTCGAGTTGGCCATGCTGACAAGGTCGGAAAGATAGCTGTCGGCCGTTTCCTGGCTGCCGAACAGCGTCGCGAAGGAGATCTTGTCGGTCTCGCGCCCCGCGGCGATCGTACTGCCGCTCGTCAGCGATTTGCTCTGCTCGTCCAGCTGCTCCTGCACCGAGTCCTGCACGTAGGATTTGAAAGCAGAATCCCGCGATTCGTAGCTTTGTAATGCACCCGAACCAAGTCCAACTAAACCGCCGATCCCTGCGCCGACCAATGCGCCGGCCGGACCTGCGACCATAAACCCAGCAGAGGCGCCCGATGTTGCCATAGAAAGCGCATTGGAAAAGAGCATTCCGCCCTCATTTCCGAAAGCGCTTCCTGCAAGCGTTGTAGCCCCTTGAGAAAGAAGCTGCTTTGCACTGTCGGTGATCCCGCTGATGGCAAGTGCCTGAACAACACTTTTACCAAAATTCGCAGCTCCGCCACCGCCACCGCCGCCAGAGCGATTCTCCAGTTTAGAGAGTTCCTTCTCTGTGTTTCGTGCTTCCTTGGTAACAGCATTAAGGTTGCGGACAACATTGTCGTAGTTTGCCTGTGCCAGCTCCATTTTCAGGCCGTCTGCGGCACTGTGAGTCAGGTCAAACTGCTTTTCGGCTTCCTTAAGAGTCTGCTGTGCTTTTTTGGCATCAAGCTTCAGCGTATATTTGTTTTTGTTGAGGGCATAAAGGCCCTCTTCCAGACTGTCTACATCCTTGGTGAAAGCCTTGGTCGTTTTGGACAACGTTTTGAGAACATCGGAATATCGGTCGGTAGCTTTGATTACAATGGATGTTTCCGGCATTAAATCACCGCTTTCTGTTGACTTTGTGATAAAAACGCATATAATGAACAAAAAGAAGGAGGTTATGTATATGGTTTTCCTCTTTTTGCTGAGTTTTGCTGCTGCTGTGTTTTTCGGTGTGCGCTGGTTTAAGGCGCATTCTTTTGAATACCTTGATGGAGTGAAATTTTCTGAACAGCTTGATGCTGACTTTTGGCTTTGTATGGTCACTGTTGTGCTTGCCCTGTTTTTGGGTGCAGCAACCTTTTTACAATGAAACAGAAGTACGGAGCGTGATACCTATGACGAAGACATCTATCATCACAATAGCAGTCTCACTTCTGATTGCGGTATTGCTTCCATTTTTCATTTAGAGTTTCAGCCGCCCGAAGGGGCGGCTTTATTTTTTGCCCCGCGTGATCTTGATGGCTTTGCCTCGCGGTGCAGGGCGGCTGCGTGCAGCAGCCTCATAGGAGGACAGCGCCCAGATGAGATCCTTTTCTCCCTGTGGGCGGCCGTAGTAGTCACCCGGCAGAATGCCGTGCACATGGAAGAGATAGTAGACCAGCCCCAGTTCCGGGTCGCTGCCCTCCGTCAGGCGTTTTTTACCTTTTCGATGGTTGCGCGGCGATAACCGCTCAGACGTTCGATCTCACGGCTCAGATCGGCGATCTCACCGGGCAGCAGCATCGCCTTGAGCGTCTCTGCCGGCGTGATCCCGCCGAATTTGTGCTGCAGCGGCGCGCTCTTCAGGTCGGGATCGATGCAGCCTGCCAGCAGGATCTGAAGCTCGGCGTCCTGCTCAAGACGTCTGACGTCCTGCACACGCCCGTAGGGCAGGGCCTGAAGCGTGAAGATGACCGGAGTGCCGGCCGCCTCGCTCAGGCGCGGGATCTCGAACTTGGCCGTCGGCAGGTGCTTCGCCACATTGACGACCTTTTCGCCCAGCAGCAGATCCAGCACAGACGGCTGCTCTGCGGCGGCATTCTGATTGACGATGGTATTTTCCATAATTTCCTCCAGATTTGACTATGCGCAGCGCCGCCGGTCTCCCGGCGGTGCTGCGCAATACTTTCAGGTGTCCAGCATCTGATAGTCGTTGAATGTGAACGGGGACTCGATCTGCCCGAGCTTGGCGGCCTCCCAGTCCGCGAGCGTCAGGTCGTCAAAGCTGACGCCCATGAGCGCGATGCGCTGGTTGTTCGGGTTATCGGGGTCGTCCAGATTGCTGATGATCGTGTGGCGCAGGTCCTTGCCGGTCTTGAGCGCCTCGCCCTCCAGCTCAATGAGGCGGGAAGTCACGTTGTAGATGCGGATGGAGCCGGTACCTTTGGTGGATACGAGCTTGCTGTCCTCCATCATGGCGCGGCAACGGGGAACGCTCTCCTTGGTCTTGCTGATCTTAGCCTGGCAGCCGTAGCACTCGGCGACCTGTTCGCCGTCGATCCACAGGCTGCCCCATGTGCCGCTGCGTACCAGCGCGGCGTCAATAGCTTCACTCATGTGTGTTTCCTCCTATCAGGCTGCAATGACGCTTGGGGAGACCTCAAAAACGATGGCGAAGTCTTCCATGGCGTCCATGATGTTACCGTAGAGCTTCAAAAACACCTTGCTGCCGGTGTTCTCCTTGATGACCTCATTGTCGCTGAGCTTCTTGATGCGCTCTGCCTCGGTGGCATCGTCGCCGGCGGCGGTGATGAGATACTTGCGCGTCGCGTCGGCGTCGAGCACCGCGCCGGACGAGCCGCTCTCCAGCACCTTGGAGTTCTCCAGACTCTTGAGGTAGTCCTGCATCGCCAGCAGCAGGACACATTTGTCATCGTAGGTGTTGGCGCACTTGCCGAAATAGTCGTCCTCGACGCTCGAAACGGCATAGTAGCGGATCAGGTCGATGGCCGCGGTCATCTTGATCTTCTTGAGCGCCTCGGGTTCCGTGTCGCCAATCGTGACCTTGCTGGTCACGGCGCGGCTCAGCTTGCGCACACGGCCGTCATCGATGATAAAGAGCTTGCCGGCGTCGACCGCTGTGTCGGGGTTCTCGGTTGCCGTCACGCCGGTCACCTCGTTCAGCTGCGCATAGGTCGCGCTGCACTGCGCGGGCGTACCGGCCAGCATACCCGCGATGCGCGAGCAGTAAGCCGCAGCAGAGAAAGCCGTCTTGCCGCCGGCGGTGATACCGGCAGACACAAAGTTGATAACGCCCTCATAATCCGCCGCAGTGTTGGGCAGCACCGCCTTGCCGATATAGCGCAGCTTGCGGCGCTCCTTGACGAGCGCGGCAAGCGCCATGGCGTCTTCAGCAGAGATGTCGGGCGGGCCCGCGATGTAGTCATAGGTGTAGGCCGCCAGTGCACCGAAGCCTGCCGCGATCGTTCCGGCCGCCGGCACAACGGAGACGTACACAGCGCTCGGGCGGTTGATGTAGCCCATCAAGGTACGCTTGATGTATGCGATATTGTCCGCGCCGAGCGTCGTCGGGATATCGCTCTCCTGGCAGACGACGTGTACGCCGTTCGCTTTGGCGTCGCGCAGGATCAGCGCGACTGCGCCGCGGGAAATGCGGGTGGATACCGTCTCCGCGCCTTTTTTCAGGGTAAAAGTGAGTTCAGGCAGTCCCATACTCATTCGCTCCTTTGATAAATTTCTCCGTCGTTTACCTGCACGGAGATCTGGTAAGAGTCCGCCGTCGGGATCTCCGGTGCGGTCTCTTCATTGCTTTCCATAAATTCAAAATTCAGCAGAATAGCAGCTCTGTCAACGTTCCGCGGCATGCTCTGCAGCTGCGGCAGCAGCCTGCGCGCCCCCACGTGCAGAACCTGCATCATAAGCTTCAGGCACGCCGATACATCGTTGTTGAGCCTTGCCCAGCTGATGTCATAGTGTTCATCGGCCTCATCGTGCAGTGTAAGCCGGATCTGTACATTCCGCTTCGTCATGCGCTGCGTGACCGGCGTGCGGTCGTCGCGCGTGACCTCGATCCAGAAGGAAGGGCGTTCATAGTCCTCCGGGCAGACGTTGATGTAGACGGTGCGCTCAGGCCACTTTTCCAGCAGACGCGCGTTGACGGCGTCCAGAATCTCCGTGCTGTTCATCCGTTCCCCTCCAGGTAGGCCATGGCCTTCTTCTCGATTTCTCTTGCGCCTTCAGCAGTCAGGCGGCGGACAACATCAGCGTCGGTCATGTGGTACATGTAGATTCCGTCAACACGGTCGCGGCCCTTTCTCCGTCGGGACTCCCGCTCTCGCTTGGCGTGGCCAGACGGCCCGCGGACCTTATGCCCGTTTTCCAGCGCGTTGGTGATGTAGCCCGCGGCATAGCCTCTCAGCTCGGTATCTGCCTTGGCGCGCACGGCGGCATAGCCGTCTCCACTGCCGGTATAGACCTCCTGCACATTCGCCACATAGCCCTGACCGCCGATGCGGCGGCGCACCGTGGAGAGCATCTCTCGTCCGGCCTCCTCGAAGAACTCGCTGCGCGCCTTCTTCATGGCCTCCGGATAGCCCTCCAGCCTTTTCTGGATCTCTTTCAGCCCGCTGATCTCAACACTCTGCATTTATGCCTCCCAGCTGCGCTCAATCACGTACTCGTTCTTGTACGGGTCAAGGTCGAGCACCTGCCGCACCGTGTATGGTGCCTCTTTTCCATTCTGGATAAGGTCACCAGCCCGCATTTGAATTTCCTTCGGTGTTACCAGCACGCGCTGCTGCACCTCCGCGCGGTAGACGTCGTCTGCTTCATTGCGGAAGTATTTCTCCGTCAGGATGCCGGGGAAGGTGAAGCTCGGAACGCTCACGGCGACCGGACGATTATAGGCGTCGCGTCCCGTCCGGTCCTGCGGCCGCGCCGTCAGCGTCACCGGCTCGCATACGGCCGCACGGATCTCCTGCCGGCTGCGGCCGTCCGACAGCACGATCGATGTCAGAAAGAGAAACTTCTCACCGAGGCGCATAGCCCCGTGCAGCGTGAGCAGCCGGTCGGGCCGGATAACAATGCTTGCCCCGCGTGCGCCGATGCCAACGCTTGAAAACAGATTGCTGCGCTCGTCGAAGGTCACACCTCCCCAGCAGACGCGACGCACTCCCCAAAAGTATGCGTTCTTTACTCGGTCAAAC